TTTTTCTTTCTCAAGTATTTGCCTAAGTATAGCATACCAAGTAAATTTATCTTTTGGCGTGTCCCATAGTTTATCAAATAATTCTTTTACTGGTGTTTTCATTTCTCTTTGTTGTTAAAGGTTCCCCGTTCTGGGTGTATGTTTATTGATCTATTTTGCCCAACTTTTGCGCCTCTTATTGCACATTATTAAACAATCAAGTGACGGAATTTAGCCAAATAGCGTCAATTAAATAACGGAATTTAGTTAAAGCTCTACCCCTTCCCTAATATGTTCCTGTGCGAACTTGCGGTTAAAACAAGGATCAATAGCCGCCGCTATTAAAAGGTCAAAGTACTTAGCCCTTCTGCTAGCCTCTTGTTTATCCATTGTTGCCTTTCTTCGGCTTGCCCCAGTGTTTGCAACCTCTGCAAGCTCCAGCGCTTCAAAGTATTTGCCCCAGGCTTCCCGCCGTTGCTCTATCCAATACTCTAGGGCTGTATGCGAGCTGCGCCAGGTCATTTCTTACCTCCCTTTTTACTCTGAGCCTCAGCAGCCTGAGCCGCCTCACGCTCCGCGCGCTTCTTAGCCCTGTGTTTAGCCTGTGCCGCTGCGTGCCTTATCTTTCTGTCTCGGTTTTCACGCATAGCCTCAAGGTAAAGCTCGTGCAATTCGTTGCGGCTGCTTTTCAAGTCGTTAATAATCTTCTCAAATTCCTCGTTAGCGCCGTCTAGCAATAACTGCCATTTGCGTGTACTTTCGTTAAACTTCTCGGCCTGCTTAGCTAGCTTAGAGCGCAAGCGGTTGCGCATTGTATCTTCTCGGTAAAGCCAAAATGCAATAGTTGCAATGTTTAGCGTAATGCTTAAGTACAAAATCATTTCTTTGCTCCTTTCTTTTCTGTCTTAGCGTTACCATTCAGAGCGCCCGCCTTGCCTTTGTAGTACTTCGGCTTGCGCGCCTCTTTAGCAATGTGTTCAGCCCAGTCGTTAAAATACTCAACAGGCTCGGGGCGTTCCTCAGGTTTGCGAGGCGGCACCTCTTCGGGCTTGAAGTTGTCTAATTTGCGGGCTAGGTACTTTGCAATGTAGTAGACTAGCAAAATTGAAACTACTAGGCCGATAACTGGCCAAGGGTTTTCGTTTAAAATGTCTGTCTGTGTCATTTTGTTGTTATTAGTATGGTTCAAACATACAACAGAACCGCGCAAACTTGCAACAATAATTTAGTGAATGGCTATTTTTGTGAGTAAACAGCATAAAAAAGCCCCCCATCTCTGGGGAGCCTCACACATAAAAAAAAGTCTAATAACCAAATATTAAACAGAAGAGCAGGCGCAAGTTAGGGCTTTTCTACCATTTTTCTAAGCCGCTGTAGATACCAGTCAGCCTTAGCTAGATCTTCGGCAGCCTTGCCCTCGCCTTTTCTACCTGCTCGCCATACGTATTTTATTACGTTGCCTCTGTGGTAGCCTCTAAACTCTTCAGGGCTTAAGGCGCTTTCTATTGCGTCTATAGCTTCTACCTTACCGCTAGCGTAGTGGCTAGGGTGGTTAACTGTATCAAATCCCGCCATAATTAAAAGGGCAACCCGTCGTTATAATCTTCTGCTGGAGCCGCTGGCTTGGCTTTAGGAACGGCAGGCGCTGCCGCTTTTTCAGCTCCGCCTAATAGCTCTATAAACTGCGCACGGCAATTAATGTAAGTTTTCCCCTGGTACTCGCTCAAAGAAGGCAAGCCCTCGACTAGTACGCTTTTACCCTTTTTTAGGTATTGAGCAAGCGCTGCCCCTTGGCTAGCTTCTCGGTAATAAGCGCAGCCAATCCAAAGCGTCTCTTTTTCTCGCCCTTGGCTTACTCCTACTGAAAAGCGAATCTGCAAGCTTCCGTCTTGCATTGTCTTTGTCTCGGCATCTTTGCCAAGGTTTCCAGTGAAATTTAACTTTAACATATTCTTATTTTAGTTGGTCTAATAACTTGCGCAATATAACAACGCTCTGAGGCTCTTGTACCTCCCAGCGTCTTAAGGTCGAGCGGTCTACTTTAGCCGCCTTGCATATTTTTGTTAAGCTAGTGTTTTTGTCTATACAAAGCTTCTTTAGCTCCTTCGCTACATTTTCTTTTCCTATATCCATAATGCAAAAGTAAGCCTTTTTTATGTATATTTGCAAATATGAAGAGCAATTTAGACTATCATTTAGACACGACCCGCATAAGCAAGAGCGGGCTAGACTTGATCCAAAAAAGCCCAGCGCACTACTTCGAACGCTATTTATCGGGTAGGCATCAAGAGCGAAGCAGTAAAGCCCTAGAAATTGGCAGCGCCGTTCATATGGCTGTGCTAGAGCCTGAGCTATTCGCAGAAACTTACGGCGTTTTGCCCGAGGTTGACAGACGTACAAAGGCAGGAAAAGAAGCTTTCGAGGCGTTTCTAGAAGCAAACCCAAATAAGGCGTTTTTAAGCGCTTCGGACTTTCAGCAATGCCTAGCCCTCGCTGAGTCAGTTAAAAGCCACCAGAAGGCCGCTAAATTGCTCGAGACGGGCATAGCCGAGCAGACTATTATCTGGGACGACCTAGCAACAGGCGCACCTTGTAAAGCTCGCCCAGATTTCGTAACTCAGCGAATGGGCAGCACGTTTATAGTTGACCTTAAAACAACAGAGGACGCAAGCCCTCGTGGTTTTAGCAGAAGCGCCTATAAGTACCGCTACCACGTCCAAGCTGCTTTTTACTTAGACGGCTACGAACAGGCTCACGGCATTACTCCCGAGGCTTTTATTTTTGTCGCAGTAGAAAAGAACCCGCCTTACTTAGTTGCCTGCTATATTTACGGCCCTGAGGAGCTAAACCTAGCACGCGAGACGTATAGAGCAAACCTAGCAACCTATTTAGAGTGCCGAAATAGCAACAGCTGGCCAGGTTACCCCGAAATTATTAACCCTTTAGAATTACCTAATTACTAAATATATGTCAGAAAAAGAAACAACCCAAACGCAAGAGCTAGCAACGGACTTAGCGCCGCTGTCAATTACTAACTTTGAACACGCGCAGCGAGTTGCAAAAGCGCTCAGTTCTTCTAACTTGATCCCGCAAAATTACCAAGGCAATATACCTAATACTCTAGTGGCCCTCGAAATGGCAAACCGAATCGGGGCCTCGCCTTTAATGGTTATGCAGAACTTGCACGTAATCCACGGCCGCCCGTCTTGGTCTAGCTCCTTTATTATTGCCGCACTAAACAGCTGCGGGCGCTTCTCTGCGCTTAAGTTTGTAACTGACAAAGCAGGCTGCAAAGCCGTAGCTACTGAGCTAGCAACTGGCGAGCTAATCGAAGGCCCGACGGTAACGCTCGAAATGGCTTCAGCAGAAGGCTGGGCTACTAAAGCAGGGTCGAAATGGAAAACAATGCCCGAGCTAATGCTACGCTATAGAGCCGCCGCTTTCTTTGGCCGCCTTTACGCTCCCGATATTCTGATGGGGATGCAAACAGCAGAAGAAGCCGCAGACGTTGTAAGCGTCAAAAAGGAAACTATTGCAGCAGACCTAAACGAAAAGCTGTAACTTTGCATCCAGTCGTTAAATACTTCCCAGGATGATCAAAAGTAACCGCCCCGCCTGACTAGCGGGGTTTTTTATTTCTCTTTTACAAGCTTTTCAGCATCTCAATAAGCCCAGGGTGCGGGTAGGTGTCTACCTTATCCACTCGCGTAGAGTTGTGCGTAAATACCCCGCTCTCGCCTTTCAAGGCTCTAGGCGTTACCTCAAATATATCGGGGTTATAGGTTAAATCTATCCCGTACTTTTTACCCCAATAAAGGAGCAGCTTGCGCGTGCTTTCAATTTGCTCAGGCGTGTAGTTCTCGTAAGCCTTGTAACCTTTATACTGAACGTGGCAAACGTCGGTAACTTCTTTGCCTACGTAACTATAGAACTTGCCATCCTTCTCAGTCAATCCGCCCCAGTTAATTAGCTCTATTCCTATGCTAATTTTATCAAGCTGGACGTAAGGCACGCCGTGCTTCTTAAATACGTCTACTTTTGTGCCAAGGTGGTAAGCCCAAGCGCTAGAAGGGAAGCCTTGCACTATTTGCCCGCTGCGATCAATGACGACGCAAGTCGCTATCTTGTTAGCCTTGCGCTCCCATCCTGCAAAGCAGTTAACGCCTGTGCCTGTTCCTGCCGTGTGGTGAAGGTAAATCTGCTTTTTAGCGTGCTGCTCGCGGTTGTACTGCGTGAAGGTTACGCTTTTTATATTCAGCTCTTTAATATCCATATTACAAAGGTACTAATTAGCGTGCTGCGTGTTGAATTGCAAATAGGGGCGACCTTCGTAAACTCCGAATTTAACGTCAAGCCAACGCCCTCCTAAGGGCTTGGGAGGCGCTCCGCGCTCAACGTGCCAGCCCATTCCTGGTAAATACTCTTCCTTGTATGTAGAAGTGCGCACCATATAGCAATTAACTAGCTCGGGCCTGTTGTTTCTATTTAGGCGCTCAATAGAGTAAATAATCTCAGTCGATTCGTGAACGTGACCGCTCCAAATAATGTCGGCCCCTTCCACCATTGTCGCCATCCTGTTAAATTGTATAGCCCCGCGAGTAACTACCCCGCCGCCTCCGCTCCCGTGGTGGTATTTAATGCGAAGCGTTTGCCCTTGGTTGCCCGTGCTTTTAAATTGATACATTACCCAGCCCGAGTAAGTCCCTAGCACCTCAGTTCTGCCTATTAGGTGCGCAAAGGTTCTAAGGCAATCAAATTCTTGATGGTTTATTATAGCCGTCTCGTGGTTCCCGTAGGCTATTAAGTGAATAAGCTCAGCGTAAGGCTTAAAGAACTTGGCGCAATCAGCTACAACAGCATCGAAGTAATTGACTACTTGGTGTTCTGGCCGTACCGTCTCCTTATTCGCCCTGCGATCTTTCTTGCCGCCCATAAGGTCGAGAAGATCGCCATTTATTAGAATAGGGTGGCCGCCTGCTTTGGCTTCGTCTAAATGCCTTTTAAGTAGCTTGCGGTCGCATTTAGGATTGTCCCAATGTATGTCGCTCAGAAGTAAAAAGCGGTAACTCCCCCAGCCTTTTATCTCGTGCATTATAACGCTGGTCTCGCTCATAAGATTAGGCCGACTACAAAAGCCAACGGTGCAATAATACGCCAGAGGCTGAGCTTCTGCGTTAGTTTATCGTTGTTTCGTTGTAAATGCTCTACGGCTGCCTTATGCTGCAATATCTCTAAAGAGTCTATTTTTATGCGCTCCTGGTATAAAGGAACAAGCGCCCGAGCCTTAGCGCCTTCGGCTAAGTAGTAGTTAATCTCGGCCAGCGTCGAGCTGTCTATGCTTTGAGAGTAAGCCCTTGAGGGTTTTGCTAGTAGTATCGCCAGTACTGCGAATATCTTTAATAAGCGAGTCATAAGTTAACGCTGTTTTATTTATTGAGTCTGTAAGCGCATTGCGCTGCGTTTCTAGCCCTTTTACGCTGTCTTTGTAGTTAGCTATAAGGCTGTCACTATCCGAGGGCATAGAAGGCCCCCAGCGAAATATAGCGGCAACAAAAAGTACCCCGAGAAGAACCCAGAGCGCTAGAGCGGCCAAAGCAATGTCATTCTTACTCACCTTTGGAAGGCTTGGCGAACTTTTCAACGCTAGTAAAGCCTAAGCATAGAATAGTAACCCACTCCACAGAGCTAACAAGCTCAGGGCTAGGCGCTACTTCTACAGGGCTAAAGCTGTTGGCAATCATTGTGCCGAATAAAACCAAAGCGCCCAATACTCCTACCACGCGCTTCGAGCTAGTCTCGCCAGCTTGGCCTTTAAATACGTCTAGAATCTTCATTTCTTACTTGTTAATCTTTTGCATATTAGAAACCCTAATAGAGTCAGCAACCCGCTCGGCCTTTAGATCCTCCATAGACGCAGGAACTGGAACGCTGTAAACCTCGCAAACCTTTTCGAGCAGCTCTACCTTCTTAGCCATTTCCTCGGCTTTTAAGACAGTTTCTTGTACTTGCTGTACTTTCTCCTCAGTCATCTGTTTTGCTTCGTCTATGGAGGCTCTGGTGACTTCAATCGTTTGTTGAGCGTGGTCTATGACCAAGTCGTATTTGGCATAGGGGTCTGTGTTCTCCAAACGAGGAGTTGCGGTGACGGCCAACAAAGAGGCTAAGAGAAAGTATTTCATTGGATGACTCCTATTTTTTTGTATGTATTGAGTTCAGATCGTAGAGAGGCAGAGAGTGAATCTTGTGTCTTGAGCATCTTTGCCATCTGATCCAACTTCGTTTCACAACGAGTGAGCCTTTCTTCGCAACCCGTGTTGACTTGCTTATCTTGATTCTCCATTCTCATATACAGAAAAACAACCGCAAAAAGCATCAGATAGGTAACGGCCTTGCTTGGGTCTTTGCTGAACTCTGAAAAACTAACTGGAAGTTTCATATTTGGAATTAGCAAATCAGCGACCTTGTCCCCGATATTTTTTCTGCGGTGGGTTGTTTTTTGAATGCACCCCTTTTCTGCTCACTTTCTTTCGTGGGCGGTATTTGCTTACCGCTATGCTTTTAACTTTAGCCATTGAATGGGTCGGGTTGGATTACTTCAAATTCGGTGGGGCTTCCCAAAACGGGCAACAAACTCTCATCGTAGACAATGTACCAAAAGGTTGGGGTGTTTAGTTCAGCGAATGAATAGCCTACCCAGTTTTGCGTTACATCATCGGGGCTGACGGGTATTTCGTAATAAGCGTTACAAGCCGATTGTGCGGTTTGTGCTTCTTGTTCGGTTTGATATTGGTAGCCTTTTGTCATTAGTAAATAGAATAAAAGTCGTTGATGTTGTTGTTAATGTCTGAAAGATT